ATGAAAAACAGATTCACTACCCCAAAGGTAAAAAGCTACCCATTAGAAAGTGGCAAAGAATGGTATGTATGGTTTAGATTCAATGGAGGTAATCCTATACGTATCAAAACTGGATTAAACAAAATTCAGGACTACAACGAACGACTAGAAGAAGCAAATTCACTTGCTGAGGTTCTCGAAGAAAAATTAAAAAAAGGTTGGAACCCTCAATGCTCTGAGAACCTGTTGGAGAGGATAACTATTCACAACGCATTTAACCAGGCGATTCTCAGACTGAAAGATAAGACTTCAAAAAACACTTATATAGCTTACTCCTGTACTACCAGATTTTTTATTGAAGCTTTAAAATCTTTAAAGTATGATAAAATGTTGAGTAGTAATTTTTCTCGCGCCTATGCTAAAAAATGCCTTGAATGGATTACAAAAGAAAGAGAATGGAGCCCACATGCTTTTAATAAAAATTTAGGTTACATCAGATCAGTTTTTGCCGAAATAATAGAAGCTGAGCAAGCTGAAACTAACCCTTTTAGAGAAATTAAAAATATGAAGGTTGTAAAAACTCCAGCAAATACTCCTCCAACGGATGAAGAAATGGTGTTGATATGCAATGAACTTAGAAAAGAAAACTATGGACTTTATATTCTATATATGATAGAATACCATAGTGGAATAAGACCTGCAGAACAAGTGGAAATTAAGATAAAGCAGCTAGACTTTACTAACAAAATGATACTATTAAAGGGAGAAGATACAAAAAGTAAAAAGTTTCGAGAAGTTCCGATGTTGGGCAATATGTATGATCTTCTATTACCATATAAAGACGAAAATCCTGAGTATTATTTATTTGGGACGCCAAGTAAAAAAGGTGGATGGATGTCCCGGAACGGATGGTTTAAGCCTAATCCTTTTAAAATTAGGGATGATTCACCAACTAAGGAATGGAAGCGAATAATAAAAGATGGCTTAGGCTTAAATATAAATTTATACTCTGGAAAACATAAAGGAGCCGATGATAAAAGAGAAGCCGGCATGTCAATAAAAACTATCTGTGAAATATTTGGACATTCTGAATCAAAAATGACTGAGAGATATATGAGAACTCTAAAATTGGAAAGATTCAATGAAGCTAAAAATATAAAAATGAAAATATTCTAAAAAGAAAGGAGTATTTCGGTACTCCTTTTTTATATTGCTGAGGTAAAATAAAAAGCCCCGGTTTCCTAGGGCTCACCAAATCACAATCACATAACGTGAATCGTTTCTTCATTGCAATTTAAGCAGTAATTATTTTATTTAAATACGGATTTCCGTAATGATTTTTTAAAAACTATCATACTGAAAATGCATCCAGTCATAATTCTTTTCCCGTCCTAAACTAATGAACCCATGTTTGTAGAAGATATCAATCATTGATTTATACTCTGGGCGTGCAAATCTTGCTGTTCTAGCGGTTTCTTTTAATTGGTTTCGGCTTGGGTCTAAATCAATAGCTAATCCCCAGGCATGAACTGAATAACTGGAACCACCTCGCATCTGTCTATAATTAAAACAACCTCCATATAGATCAATTCCAAGCTCTTTTATTTTCTCATAGCCATATACCTTCAGGATTTCGGCAAAAACAGATTTGAGTGGTTCTGCTATTGCTTTATGACATGATAATTTATTTATAGTTGTTTTTGGATCCCAAGCGATACGCATAGGATAAGGTAAATCAATAAATACTATATACCCTCTACCATTGGGCGTTGGTACACCAAATTTGTTTATATACTGTTGTGTTGTCTTCATGATTTCAATTTTATTCTATAGTTAGTATAATATTTAAAAAGTGGTATTGTGAAAATTCCGGCAACATATACAATAGTTCCGAAAATAGCCCATAACCACCAAGGCAAAGCTTTTTTATCAGATATTTTGTGATTGTATACAGATTTGTATGTGGTATCAGTGATCTTTAAATGCTCAGTTTGATATATAATATTTAGTTTCTCTTGTTTCTTTTCGGTCTTTTCTTGCTTTTTTTCTGAAGAATTAACTGTCACTTTGGCGTTTCCTTTAAATTCTATACCGCCGTACTTAAACCAATAATCCCCAAACGGCTCAATCGATACATTAAGGTCCTTTCTTTCTGCTTTTGCCGAGCTTTCCCCCTGTATTTCGGATTGAATTTCGGTACGCTGTTTATTCTCTGTGAATTCATTTTTTGTTGATTCTTGTTTTAATTTAGTATTGTCTACTTTCCGGGAACCACACCCCCATATAATTAATATACTAAGCAGCAGGAGTATCTTTTTCATTATCTTTTTGCTTTTGAGTGTTTAGATATTCGTTGACTTTTCTGGCAATTTGCTCGATATCAGTACGATTCTTTGCGATACTGGTTATAAGAGCTCCAGCTTCATGGAATCGCTGTTTATCTTCAGCTTTTTCATAAATAGATTTTATTTCTATTATGCTTAAACCGATCGCTCCCAGTAAAGACATGAATGGGAACAAAGGAATCTTATAGTTATAGAACGTTTCCAGATACCAAATAGCCGTTATCTGCATAGCGTCTAGTACCAGCAAGGCAAACATTACATTATAGTATCTACCGAGTTTGTCAACCGTCCTACGAAAACCGTAAGACGATCGAACAACATTATTTTTTTTAGCCTTTCTAAGTCCGCTCCAAAGGTCCGCTGCAACTATTAAGAATACTTCGATATTCAATGAAAACACTACCCAAAGGCATATTATTATTTTTTCCATTATTAACTTATTAGCAAGAGTTCGTTAGAAAGTATATCCGCAATAATGTTGTGACCTTTATCTGATGGATGGACATTATCTGGAATCAATACCGATTTGTTGAATTTATTATAATTCAATTTCTCCCATACATTGATATAAGCAATACGCATCTTATTAGCGGCCATTATGTTGACTGTTCTTATTAGATATTCAGACCCATCTATAAATCCAAACTCCCCTATAAAAACGACTCTAGCCAATGGCTTTTCCTTGTAAAGCTCATTAAGCATAAAAATTAAAGCTCCGAGATATGTTTTTCGATGGTCTTTAAAATCACTATTGTCTTTATACTTCCAGTTGAATAAATCAAAATTATTCCAATCTGTCAATTCAGGTCTTTCATTGTTTGGTTCGCAGTCGAACACATACAGATCAGCGTCATGTCCGAGCAACGAATTTTCATAGCTTCGATAGCCTGGATTAGCAACGCCTAATGCTTGGTATTCAGAAATAGATAATGTTGAACTTCCACCGCCTAATATACCTCCGTCTTGATTCGTCTCCAATGCCTGCCATGGCAATGAAGTATTAACTAATTCAAAGCCTAATTTTTTAGATATAAGTGTCGGATAGTTAACTGTTGATCCTTGACCTGCCGGTATTGAAGTACCTAACCAAACAACCTTTTTACCCATCCACTGATTTAAACCTGTACCCGAATCGCTGACAATCTGATTTGAATAAACTTTTAAATTTTTGAGACTATAATCATCCGTTGAACCTGATGCATCTTTGAATTTCAAATAGTTATTACGACCTTCAAGGTAATTTATTCGAACAAACTTTGCTCCTATTGGAATTTGAATTTCTACATCTTCTACTGTGCTAGAACTTCCTGAACCGAATCCAGAGATAAACTCCTGTGCTGCATTATAAAATGCCCCTCCATGAGTAGTCGCCGCACCTATCTTCATCGTATCACCAATAGTTGGAATATATTCTGCATAGTACCCTAATGTATTATTCCAATCATATATAACTCCATTATCTCTACTAATATACTTTCCCTTCACGGGTGATATATTAGCTAACTTGTTATCCCCGTATATTGATCCTGTGAAAGGTTCATAATCCAAAAGTGCAGAAGGCTTTACCCACTGAACATCACTATCTATCTGATTAGGGTTTATTTTTAATTTTTCATAATAATATTTATCAGTATTTCCATATCCATCAAGTAACTTAACGGTATTAATTTGATTATATGGAGCATTTACCCTGACAAACTTTGCGCCTATTGGAATATTAATTTCCTCATCATATTTATCCGATGTACTTCCAGAACCAAACCCAGAAATAAACTGTTTATTTTCATCATAAAATACACCGCCATGAGTAATAACGATTCCTACAAGAACTGATTTACCAGTAAGAGGAATATATTCTGCATAGTATGCAGCCGTTGCCCAGTCCACAATGCTACCGTTACCCATGTCAATATATTTTCCAACTACAGGTATTAAACTTGCTAGTTTATCAGATCCATAAATAATACCCTCTACTCCATCGTAGTCAGATAGATATTGGGGCTTTATGGAACTATCTGTGACTCCTCCAACTAATTTCCATTTCGTAGATGTTCCAGGAATATCAGTTGCTAATGTAGGTTCCAATGACTCATAAGTATTTAATTTGTAAAATACTTGTGAACCAACATCATATGATTTAGGCTCCCATATTGCAGCTCTAGAGTCTGGCATTATAACTTCAGTATCTACAGTCCAAACAGTACCAACCTTTTTAAATAATGTTAATACACCTCTTTCAACTGTAAACCCATTAGCGTAATTACCAAACGTAGAAGCTCGGTATATTCCATCTGGAAGAGCATTTAGTTCTGGCAACGTTTGCTGAGTCTTAATCGTTCCTGTTACTCCTGATGCTATTTTTTCATTAAAATACTGAATAGAAACTCTCCTAGGATTTAACTGTTCATCAGCAAATAAAAGCGTTGAAGCAGCAGAAGGATTATTATTTATAGGTATTTTATCTACCGGAATTGGCTTTACAAATGGAAGTAAATTATTCTCGCTACTCATTGTTAACTTGTATTAGTACATTATCTTTAAATTCAATTGGTCTGTTTTCGTTGTCGGCAATAACGTATAGGAAGACATCTTTAAAAATATCATCCTCATCAATGGTTATATTTAAGCCGTTTTTGTCTTTCTGGTTAGTGAACTTTAATATTCCGGACATAGCAAAATCACTTCTGTCCATTTTATCTTTCATAGTGCGTTGTGTACCATCAATGAAAAATAAATTATTAGCAGCATGGACCTGAATAAAGTTTAGAATGTTTCCATTTCCATCTGATTCGAATTCATACGAAACTATCTCATCAATATATGAATCTCTATTCCTTAAGTTAGAAATACCCCCAGATCTGGTTGTATTCAAATCTACATCTACATCTATGTCACCTGTACATCTGGCAGGTAGATTAGTAATTGTCCAATCATAATAAGTTTCATAATTGAATAAATTCCTATTATATAGATGCTTTGTAGCCATTCTTATAAACTTTCGTCCATAATTATCAGTGCTATCAAGAAAGCGAACACAGTTAGAGAAAAAAAGCTTATTTCCTGTATTATCCCTTATTTCAAAATGTCCAGAATACCACTCATAAGACTTAAATGTTATACGCCTTAGCCTTCCATTATCAACTCCAAATTGTGCAGGAACAACAAACTCATTACGATCATTTACGATCCATAGAACTAGATCGGAAGTTTCCACTAAATTGTCTACATCCGGAATTTGAAATCTATGAAATTCATTTACCTCTAATGGATAAGGTCTACGAGTACCGAAATATTGTGTATTTTGGGGGTTAGTCATGTCTTCGAGATCTGAAAGACTTCGATAAAAACGTACAGGACTATGATACCAGAATTTTTGCATTATTTATTTATCAAATTTAACAATTATGTTTCATAATATGAAACATTTAAAAAATTAATTAATTCTATATTTCCATCCCGATGCTCCACTTCCTATTCCATAAAACTTAACTCCGTTATCAATAAAGTCAATTCCTACTGACATATATGTTAGTAATGATTCATTTCCATTATTAAAACATGTATATAGGTTTGAATTTATGTTACTGGCCGATCGTAATGTAGCTCTATATTTAGATGTGCCATTTAGATTGATTACCTTAGATTTTTTTTCATTGTATTGCTCTGAATTTATTGGAGCTGTTATTTCTACTACTATATTATCATTCTCGTCTAAAACTACTAATGAGCTATTTCCGATTTCACTATACAGTTTATAATCAATATTGATGGTTCCTTCTCCTACTATTTCATACTCCATGTAAGTGTAACCACAGTTACCCTCATCTGGATTAGTTACTACTTTAGTAACATTTACTACTATTGTTCCGAAAGGATAAGGAAGAAATACAACATCAGATTTATATTGTTCAATATCATTATCTATTGAAAATACCCTGAAACCAACTCTTCTGTTTTTTGGTATGTCATTGAAAAACTCATTCCAGAATTCAACAGTTGGAGAATATGGCCCTGTATAAACTTTAGTCCATGAATTACCATTGTCTTTACTAGAATATATAGATATTGGAAGGTTATTATCTGGAGTAGTAATATTCATAGATACTTTGTATTCTAAAATATCTCCTGAATCAATTACATTTCCATTACCGTCAGTTGTCTCCCAGGTTCCATTTACCTCTGATTTAAATTCCACATGTGTAATTTTATTTCTAAGCGCTGAACCTTTTACTTTTCCACGAATAGTTAAAGTATTAAATCCTTTGTTATGCTCTAACCCTTTTTGTCCAAAAGGATAAACATCCATTACGCCTTCTGGGGTATCTACAGTAATATAACCACGGCTTTTATTTCTATCTCCATCTATTCCAAAACGCCAGTTGTTATGCAATCTGAAAAACTCTTCAAATGTCACATATGGGATAGTTATTTCAATTGTCTGATTGGTGAAATAAGGAAACTTAAAATTTCTTAAGCGCCCTACTGTCTCATTAGCATTTAGTCTAACCCTTCCTGTAAACTCATTTGGAAGTTCAGTCGGATTCACCTCTATCTCAACATTTCCGTTGTTTTTATAATTGGTAACCAAAATCTCTTCTGATGCTAATTTCTTAACCAAAGCAGAACCAAAGAATCCGGACCATCTAGCCATTTGGAATTTTGGATTATGTCGTAGGTTAGAAGTAGTATCACGCGAATAAATACCATCAGGCCATTGACTAACATAAACAAAACCTTCGTCAGATCTATTCTTAATAAAGTTTGTTATAGTATATGATATCGGAGTGTTGATAGTACCTTTTTCAATTGTGTATGGTTTGGGCTTATCAAGGTCTAAAGCTGTTTTTCCTATTTTTAATATAGTCCATTCTCCACTATTAAACCCTGAGGTAATTCTGATTTTATCACCTACTTTTAGAGGCAAAACATCAAAAGGAGTTTTATATGAGCGTAATACCAAATGTCCTTCTGATTCATCATGTATACACCCCATGATAATACCATTATCTGTGAATGTATCTACATTGACCATATCAATCAATATCAGATCATCATCTGAATCGGACGTACTGGAAGAATTATCATTTATTACGTCCTGTATCTTGAATTCATCAATAATGAAATCAGTTTTTTTGTCAAACTTATTCTTACTTGACTTAATAGGTGTTAAAAATTCTGCAGTTGTATTGAACCCTGAAAGGTCATCCTTTTTATTGGTACTAAATTTCTGGCTACCAAATAATAGATTGTTTAAAGAGTTTTCAAGATCATTAGACAAATCATATCCATCCTCATCAAATCCTTTATCTGATAGGTCGAAAGCTTGAATGTCCTTAAAGAAATAATCTACACTTTCAACGATAAACTTATTTCCTACTATATCATATCCTAAAGCCAATAATGGAGATGCACTATCATAAAGAAGAGATTTCAAAGATGTTGTAAGCTTATCTTTAAAAGATTTAGCAAATGATTCTGGTATACTCCTGAAAAACATTCCGGTTCCTATTCCCGTATTCTCATATATCCCTCCTTCTCCTAAAATATTACTTTCAATAGTTATTTGTCCATCTGAGTATAGTTTACATACTTGATTTATAGCCTCTTTTAAGGTAACTACCTTTACTTTTCTCAAAGGAGAAAGTATATTAGCACTTATAGCTATTGAAGAATCTGTTTTAACAGGATTCCCACCCAAATTAGGGTCTAAGCTCCATGTATATGAAGCGTTCGGATCCCATGTTTCACCTGGTGAAAAATCCATGAAAAATTGCACTTCTATACTTTGCCCAGCCTTTAGACTTAATGGATTTACTCCATTTACTGGAAATCTGTCTTTATTTGTATATGTATCACTAATTACTTTTACTTGAGCAAGCTTATTGGGACCCTGTTGAAATAGTTCTGAATCAGCTAATTTTTCAATTCTAACAATATTTCCTGATGAATCTTTAATCAAAGCAACCATTGTCATTGTATGATATGTGCTTTTATCGCTTGTCTTACATCCATATATTTCTACATTTGATACCCTTATTTCTAAGTCATCATAATCTATTTTTGCTGATAACATAGGACCTATGTACATGTATGGTCTATTGTCTGGCATATAGAAACCACTTTCTGTATTGGTATTATCTCCTATATTCTGTCCTTCAGATGTCAATTTATACATCCATTGCCATCCCTGTAGACCTGATTGAATAGAAGTAACCTGTATTCCTTCTCTGAGAGGATCAAGCATAAAATATAGGTTTTCTGCTTTGGATCTTATTTCCTTGAAATAGAATTCACTTGCAACAAAAGGAGTAACAGGCTTATTATCCAAATTCTTATCAGAAAACAAGTTTACAGAAGTATCTTCCCGGGAGAGTATTTTATTCTGACTTTCGCGCTTTTTTATTTCTGTAACAATCTTCTGAGAACTTTTTTCATATTGATAACTTACTTTATTAAGGTTTAACTGGAAATCATCACCTAACATATCATCACCATCAATAATCCATTTGAATATAATCTGTCCGTCTCCCCCTTTTTCTTTGTATACCTTGTCAATGATATCATAAGCGTCTTTATTGTTGTATCTGACAAATTCTAAACTGGTAGAATCACCCAAAATAAAGTTGTCTACATTGAAAAACTCATCATTAATATCAATATAGCTATTTATATCATCAAATCCATCTGGCTCCTCAATTTCATAAGTACCGGCATGCTTTGAATCAATAACAACTAACTGAAATGTTTGTCCAATTTCATATTGATATACTATGTTATTAATCCCTTCCATTCTTTGATATTTTCACGTTAATTGATTGTTTTTTAGATTTTCCGACTACTTCCGGATATTTACCAGGTCTTTCTTTATATACAAACCCGTCAACCTCATAAACAGAAGCAGTAGAGTATTTAGCCATTGTTTTGTCAAACTTCTGCCCTACTTTATCGGCAATTTCATCTGCATTAACACTATTATGATTAATCACAGGTGGAATATCAAGTCTTTGACCTGATAAAGCTCTAGCATATATGTTTTGTCCCATTACCAAAGGTTCATCAGTAAGTGACTTCATTATTTCCTTTGTTTGCTTAGCGTTAAATACCTTATCACCTTCAGAAAGCCATGTCTTTGTTGCTCCACGCTCGTTACCTAATGATTTAATTCTACCATGTTTATCTGCAATAATTTCACGTCCATACTCCTGAGTAATTGCTATTCCTTCTCGCGCATAGTCAGTACCTGTAAAGTATTGAGGAACTGGATTTCTTGACATTATTAAGCTTGACTGAAGAACACCAAATGCTAATGAAGCTAAAGCCATGGGCCATCCTGCAAAACCTGTTTGAGCAAGAGTTGCTGTAGCTGCTAATGAACCGTTAATCAAAGCTTGTTGAGCTGATGCCTGTTGTTCAGCCTTTGCTTTTTGCATAGCAATCATTTTTTCACGCTCTAATTGTTGTTCTTTTATAACTCTATACTCATCTTCTAAAGCATTTCTTTGCTCTATCTGTTCTGTAGAAGCATTATTAACCGAGTTTAAGAAATCTAATCGTGATTGAATTATAGCAAGCTCCGCATCTGTTTTTGATTGAGACGCTCTTAATTCTTCATCATATATTGCTAATCTTTTATTAAGATTATCCTGCATGATGGATTGGCTTATTGCTCCTACTGCTTGAATAGCTGCAATTTCTGCTACCTTCCATTTATCTTGACCTTCACCATATTTTTTATTAAATTCATCCTGGGAAAGAAGAATTGCATCATACATAGTTTTAAACTGATCAGCTACACCTCCAAGTCCTAAATCATCAAATCCTTTTGATAGGAAGTCAAACATTGTATTTGTAGCTTTAAAAGCATTCAATTCTTTAGTTGAAACAAGTTCTCTTTTTCTTGTAGTAGCTTCGGTAAGCTTTACATATGTGTCATCCAGTTGATCATTTATTTTATTATACTGATCAATTTCTTTTTCATTTAAAGTACCTTTTTTAGCCTGCTCTTCATATATCCGTTTTTCATTTTCTAATGTGTATTTACGGTTAGTTAATGTGAGTAGTAATGTATCAAGTTCTAATTTGGTTAATCGATATGATCTTTCTTGAATTGTAAGCTTTTTATCAGCGTAGATGGCAATTTTAGCCTCTGCTTCTGCCGAACTAGATTGAGAATCTAATCTACTTTGTTCAACTTCTAAATCTGCAATTGCATCTGTTAATAACTTCTTCCCAGATTCTCTTAATCTTGCATTAATAGCTTGTAAATCATTATTTCTATCTTCAACAAGCTTAATTATACTTCTATTGTATGACTTTGTAAGTTCAATTTGTTCAGCATATGATTGGTTTAGGTTCTGATAATACTCTTGATCAGCAGCAACCAGCAAAGCTGTTCTTTCAACATTGGTTAATTCATCGTCATTTAGAATTATATCTCTTCTTTCCTTGTTGTCAGTAGCTAAATTTCTTTGTGACTGCTTAGCTTTATCATCATAAATTTTTAAAACCTCATCTTGTGCTTTTTCAAGCTCATCAATAGCTTTCTTACTAGCAGCAGCAGAAACTTGTCTTTCTTTAGCATTTAATCCTTTTAAATAAGCCTGAACTCTATCTCCATATACTTTGTATATTTGTTCATATCTTTTCCAATAATCTTCTTCGGTTTTAAGTCCTTCTATCCGGGCGCGTTTATTTTCTGCAAGTTGGTTATCTCTATCAGCCTGCATGTTCATTAAAGCATCTTTCTGCTCACCAGATAATTTTGCACCTGTATATTTTTTTTCTTTATCTGGAGTAGTAAGAGGTTTTCTTTTTACAAGCTTTCCATCAATAAGGTCCCATTCTGAAGTGTCTTTCATGGTATTTTTACCAGTCTTAGAATCAAACCAGTATCTACCATCTTTACCTCTTCCATCTTTCTGCTTCATTGTATCAGCCTGAAAGAAATTCTCACCTAGTTGTCTACTTCGTTTTAAGGCAGCATTATAATTTGTGGTAATTCTTGCAGCAGCTATATCGGCTTCACGACCAACTCCCATAAATGAGCCCGCTAATAAATGATTAAAGTCTATTAATTGGCCATTTTTAGATATTAGGTTATTTGTAACATTAATTAGATTCTGATATTCACCAGGCATCTTATTAAGGTCTTTTCGGACATCATTAATTGATCTTGTATAGCCGAAAATAGATTTCGTACCTGTTTTATACTGATCATTAATAGATATCATTACGGATTCCAAAGCCTTGCTATAATCACCATTCTTTTTGATGGCTTCGGTTGCTTTTTCTATAGGAATTCTTCCAGCTGAGAAATTGTCAAAAACAGCCTTACTAGATGAGGATAAACTATTATAAATAGGAGCTGCAGAAGTGATCATATCTGCAACGTTCTTCAATGCTTCAGCTTCTTGCTTATAAAGCTTAGATATCTCATTCTGTTTTTCCTGTAAAATATATTTTTGTGCATACTGAGCATTTACTCCTCTTAATCGTTCTTCAATTTCTGATAGGGTTACTTTTTCCTTATCTAAACCATCAAGGAAGTAAGGGTTTAACTGAATTATTTGATTAATTATATCCTTTCTAGCATTCTCATCATTCCAGTTTTGACGAAGTTGAAGTCCAAGAACATTTAAAGCTTGTTGTTCCTTTTCAATAGCAATAAGTGCTGCATCCGGAGTAAATGCCTTTAGCATATTGGTTATTGAATTTGTAACCATTTTAATAGATCCTGATATTACACCGCTTCCGCTATCAATACCTTCTACAAAATTTGTCCAAGCATTATTCATTCTGGATAAAGCTGCTTGTGATGTGTCTATTTCTTCACCAAGACCAAGAAAATATTTTTTATCTAGCTGTTCAGCAAACTTAGGAAGAACGTTTTCAGCTAATACACCTCCTTTCTTCAATAATTCGTCCAACTGAGATGTAGTAATACCCATACCATCAGCAAATAATTTAAATGCTCCAGCCATTCTATCACCTAACTGCCCTCTTAACTCTTCTGCTTGAATTTTACCTTTGGACATCATTTGTCCTAAAGCTTTTAATATACCTTGTGTATCATCTGCGGAAACTCCTAACATAGCAGAAGCTCTTGTTACAGATTCAAATATATTCTGAGCTTTTTTACCTTCAAGAATGGTTCCTTGGGCTGCTGCTTGAAACTGTGTATACTGATTTGATAGACCTAATATTTCAACACCATATCTATTGGCAATACGTGTAAGAAATTCATTTTGTCTTCCGACTTCTTCTTGTGTTTTGAAAACCGCCAACTGAGATAAACGTAAAGTTTCAATCTTCTTTGATGTCTCAATTGCAGATTCACCCATAGAATAAATTCCACTGGATATTCTTTGGAATATATCAAAACTAAATAGCCCTGCAAAGTATGTTGAAACTTGCTTTCCTATACTTTGATTTTTATTTACTCCACTTGGAGAAGAACCATTTACTTGACTATTAATATTTTTAATGGCATTATTATATTCTTTAGCTTTTTTAATTGCCTCATTGAAGTCTCGAGTAGCATCTTTTATTTTTTGGTTATATTCCTGTTGTGAAATAGATCCGCTTTTAAGAGCTTGATTAAGCTGGAATACTTGTGCGCCTGAGTCTCTAGCCTTATCTCTATAATTTTTAGTTTGTTGAGATAGATTGAAGTAAGCAGATGCAGTGTTTTTAGCCTGCCTTTCTCCTTGTGCTTTTACCCGAGTTGCAGCTGCTTCAGCTATGGCCTCTTTTCTTGCTGCATCAGCATTTGCTCCACGTAGCTTTGCCTCCTGGATAAGAGCTCGGTTTAATGCCTCTTCAGCTTTCATTTCCTGTATGGAAGCTTTTGAAACTTCAACTTGTGCTTTAGCTCTAGCCAATATTGCATTTGCTAGCTTCTGCTCGGCTTCTGCAAGTCTTTTATTCGTTAATGCTAAATCATTTTGTGCTTTAGTAAGTTTATCTATAATGTCTTTAGATTCTTTTGTTGCCTCATTATATTCTTTTGGCTTACCGGAATTAAATGCGTTACCAGCCTTCTTAGCAACTTCAACAAGTTTATTGAAATTGACAATTAAAGGATCTAATGCAGCATTGATTTTATTTAACTCTTCAATCGTTTCCTGCCCCTGTACAATAGCTAACTTATCAGACATTATTACTTACGCTTATTTTGAATTTTTATTTGCTCATCAATTCTTTTACGAGCTTGCTTAACCTTAACACCAAACCTGTAAAGGGATATTTTTTCAATATCAATGTTAGTTTCCAGTATCAGCTCTACATTGGTTATTATATCATTTATATCTGTAGGCTCCGAGTTATCTTTGCTTTCAGTTTTTTTTATTTTAGCTTCAATAGAAGCAATATCATTTTCGAATTTTTCAATTCTGTCATATACAATTTTAATTTGCTCATCGATGTCTGATGTGCGTTTGATTTGGATGTTATCAAATAACTTGTCCACATGTTCTGATTTATGCGATTCACCTATAATATCCCATTGTATATTTAATCGCTTGATGGTATTTAAAAACTCTATAAGAGTATAAAGTATTGGTATTTCAAGTCTACATGCCTGTAACTTTCCGTAATTTGAAAAGTCAATACTTATATTATTAAGACTTACTATATATTCCTGAATGATTTCTTTAAAACGAGACTCTAGTTTTTTTTCATTTATCCCATTTACCTCATCTCCGTCTTGGTAGTCTCTTAACAGAAATAAAAAACTCCCAGTGGTAATGATTCTTTCATATCTGGATAAAGGCAAATCTTTACTATCTCTATAAATTTTCATAAGCACAAGGATGTTCTTTAACATTAAACCACTCTAAATTTCCATCTGTATTGAAAAAATTTTGATTAATGGCTATTTGATTTGGACTTTCTCCAAGTGGAACCAAGGCTATCCTTAATCCCCTGTCATCATCAAAAATGTGGAATATAAAGGATCTTCCATCTTTAGAATGCTCTTTGATCCTTTCACAGTCAGATTGCTCCAATGGTTTTGAACAATTACAAGCCATTATTTATCATGTATATTATTTTTTTGCTCAGATCTTTATTATTTTTTATCTGAACTTCTTTGATTTGTTTTTCTGGAAGTCCTAAAGGTTGCACTCCCTTTTTTTCAAATTGATTCTCTAACCATGTGTACTTAGGTCCTTTTAATAGGTTATGGAAATATACTTTTGTTGGCGAAATATCAACTACAATATTTTTATGGTAATTACCAGTTACCCTTAAATCCCAAAAACCTCTATTTCGGGGGTTTATTGACGTCTTGAAGTGCGCGTACTCGGGTTGACCATAAGGGGGCATATTTACCCCCCTACTGTCTTTCCCTTGCATAAGATTATTTATGTTTAACTGCACCAGATTAGCATCAACTAAAGAGTTTTGAACAAGAGTAGGAACTACATCCTTAACTCTTTCTATCCTTGCTTTCAGCTCAATTGGTGTAATAAGCATTATTAAACCTTCTTTTTATCCTGAGTTTTAGCAACAGGTCTATTAATAAATGGTTTCACCTTCTCTCTGATGAGTTTTTCTTCAACATCTGGAAGTAATTGTTTGATTGTTTTCACTGCATCTTCGATAGAGTTGAAATTCTCAACTTGTTCGAATGTATGTGCTCCAAGTTGTAACTTCATGACTATAAAAATTTAAGCAGTTACTGTTTTAGTTACTGACTGTCCAGAATAGTAGTTACCATCCTTTACATAAATATTGTAGCCATTTTTAGCAGTTACAAATGATACTTTTGCACCAGCGGTCAAAGCCGTATGAGTTAAAGTGTACTTTTTGTTGTTAGCATCATAAGTAACATTCGTTGGAGGCGTTCTAGTCCCATCAACATCAACAGCCCAATTAGTAGGATCTGTAAGCCCAATTACAGGAGAATCAGCACACTTAGCTGTAATTGTTAATATAGTAGTAGTAGCTGCAGCAACAAGAACCGGAGTTTCAATATTCAATCCTGCAATTGGCTGAATTTCCGAAAAATCGAACTCTGTAGGCTTGAATAATCCTGATGCAGCCTGCCAAGCATACATAGCACTTGGAACAACATCAATTTGAAGTGTTGGACCTGTAATATCTGCTGTCAGTCCAAGATCGAATACATTTGTGAACAAGTTCACATCAAACCCGGAAATCTTTCCATTACTTTTAACCCAAAATACGGCTTTGCCATCTTTAAGGATTGGTATAATAGACCACTCTTTAGACTTGTGAAGACGTTGTAATTCATTTTGAAAACAATTGCCCTCATCAAATGTTGCTATCCATCCTTTTACCCCTCCAATTCTCTCAGCTCTCTCTTTTTGAGTAGATGTAGAGAAGTCTGCTTCTTGGTTATTATTGTCAAGATTATAAGGTGTAATCATGCCAATAAACTTTTCTTCAGATATCAATGTATCTAATTCAGTTTTACCAAATGTAGAAGGATCAATTTCGACACCTCTTTTTAAAAGTGCAAAACCTACCATTATTTCATTGCCACAACGCAAACCTCCTAGTAATGGTAATAATTGCTCACTAGAGCATGCATTTCTTTTTAACATTTTTATTTTATTTTTTTTATTAACAAACTTGTTGGTTAGTATCGAATACTACTTTGCTTTCTATTTTGAGAATTAGGTAAGGTTGTATATTATCAAACCGGTAATTGAAAGAATTGAATACGTCTCTGTAATCTGTAATTATTCTTACCGGATAGAATTTAAAGCAACTATTAAGTACTTTATAAATATCATTAATAACCTCAGCATCACTTCTGTGATTTATATCCTTGTAAACAGTTCTAAGGTCCAGAATAAAGAAAGTATCAACTTTAGTTTCAAAACTTGTGTTACTTACTCTTTTAAACTCGTTTTCAGCCAGAAAAAAGAACTTATTTCCTTCAGATGCTATGAGCGTACCTGTATATTCATTATTTCCTTTATAATGCTCGATTGATCTATATACACCATTATCATCTTCTCTCTCGATAACATAACATCTGGGATAAGCGTCTATATCATTGCCCCATTTTTGGCTCAATTTTTCGAACAAATTCTTCTGAGCTGTATGAATTATTGCATCAATTCCAACAGGGTTATTTTTAGTATATATTGCCATTTTAAACAGATGTTATTTCAACTTCTAAATCATCATTATTAAGGCTTAACTGAGTATCGAAAGTCTTATGAATAATGTTCTTTGCTTCCTTTAGAGTATCAAAGTATCTTTTAGCAGCTGTATTAGCTTCAATATTCTTTGTTTCGAACATTAATAACTCTTTGTCCAGTTGGATGTTTTCATTACGATTGCTTCGATTATTAGAGTTATGCAGGAATGTTTGCAAGGCCATCAACTCGAATGCTGCCTTAATGAAGTTACCAAGGCTCATGAAATTGTAATCTATATATCTATCACTGTCAAGTGAAACCGATACATTAAATCCTAAGCCGTTGCCATACTCATTATAACTCCAGGTTGAACCTTCCGGAGTATTTCCGGTTCCGGTTGCTGTATAACAAACAAACCCATCATACTTTTGTACATCTATGTAACCGTTGTTAGTTAATACGTATTGGCTTTTTATTGCAAATAGCCATCTTCCGGGCCCGTTAAATGTGTATTCAAATTTTTCAAATTGAACCCTTCCATTTTGCGGATGAAGAATAAGAGTATCAACTAAAACACCTTGATTTATTACATACAATTCTACTGACTGATCGGTTAAAGCCTGTAGTACAATCTCATTAAGAGTTATCTTAACATAGTCTGTACCTTTAGCCTCAAACACCCATGCAGCATAATCGTTTGGAAGCATAGTCTTATTTTGACCTACCTCGTATAGAAATTGAGAATTAACAAGTCTTTTAGTTAGTCTCAAATCGGTCAAAACCTTTTCTTTTACTTTATCAATAAAAGATTTAAGTAATAGACTTTCTTTATTTGTTTTAAGCCAGTTCGATATTGTTCCAGGTTCTATTCCTATAGTACCGTCTTTGATACACTGGTAAATATCACCATTGAAAAGAACTATATCCTGTCTATCTTTAGATTTAGAAAAGTTATTATAAGTAGTATCTGGTTTATATGAGCTTAATTGTAATTCAATAAATGGCAGAAAATGCAGAAGATTATCCATTGTTAAAGATGGATGTACTCCACTATTAAGCGCAATACCTTTAGATGAGTTAGTTTTTAACTCACTATCCAAAATAACATTTGAAGTAAAATCTTCTACAAATCCTAAAACCATTTTATGAAATTTATGCTGTTAAACCTGTAACTTTAATGATATCGTTAGTTCTTGTAGCCAGATCACTATTGTATCTGTAAACTACATAGAATCTATGCCAGATCGCCATTTCTTGGAAATGTGTCATGATAAGGTTTGAATCTTCCGTTGGAGCACCTACTCCTACTAATGAAGTAGCTTTTGTAGCTTGATTATCAGTGTAGATATTTGCTCTCATTCTAGTGAACGGTAATTCAATATCTGAAACGGACCATTTTTTACCAGCGAATTCAGTTCTATTTCTGAAATCAAAAGGATAGTTTTCAAAAATTCCAATAGCACCATCGCGAACAAAATAACCATTAAACACATTTCCTGCCGGTGCAATGTTTCCAGACTCATGAAGTCTTTCCATTGTTGGGAAATTAAGTGCTTGTAGGTTCTTTTCGTTAGAAAGTCCATATTTGGCCATCTCAGATTTCTGAACTGACAAACCAGCTCTTGAAGTAACAATTGAATATTGTCCGCCAATCTCATTAGCTGCCATAAGTGCCTCTAAATTGAAGAACATAGTTTCTTTTTGAGCTGCTTTACTTACCTCTAGTGCTTTAGTTGTAGCATTGTATGCGAATGTTCCATCTCCTTGGGAAACCTGATCTGTATAACCCAATAATTGAGTTTTACGGCCATCCATAACTGTAAGAAGAATCTGCTCAATCTTATTACCCATAGCATAAGAAACATTCTTCATCTTTTCTTTAAGAGCATAATCTGAATCTACAGTATTATTGCCATAAAGAGCCGGATGATGTCTAAATCCAGAAAATACATCATATGCTACATAGTAGTATTGTGCTGTTTCTTCTTGGTTAATTGGAATGTTTGTAAATCCAGGAGTTGTTACTACAGAAACTTGTTGATCTTTAATGATCGGGATCTGAACATTTCTTAATGATGATGTTTCAGCCAGTTTAGCTTTTGCGGTTGGTGAAACATAGTCTGCATATTTGGTTGAATCTTTAACAAGATCTAAAACACCTAGCTCCGCAAAACGCTTTTCGTTCTTTGTGTTTGTGTCCTGAAAGTCCAACCACATGGTTGCATCTAAATTCATTTTGTTGATTTTTTAATTAATAATTTATTTTAAACACGTTTGCGGTCCTTCGCTATATTTTTTTTAGGCGGGCTTAGCCTCCATTATTTTTTTGTTGTATTCAGCAAACTTTGCAGCGTATTCTGAAGATGTTTCTGAAATGCCTTCTTTTGCTAATTGTTCTTTAATTGCCTTAGCTCTCTCTGAAGTATTTTTCAATGCTTCTTCTGATACTTTGAATGGCAGATCTTTAATATCTAAAGATGATTTAGCTCCAGTTCCAGCAGGTTTATTTTCAAGTAGTGCTGAAATAACAGGATCCTTTGCAACCAATTCAGAAAGCTTTAGCTGTTTATACTGATTTTCCTTGTCAATTGCGAGTACTTCCCCATCTACTAACTCCAGATTATATTTTTCTAGAATTCCTTTCTGAAACTCGCTCCATTTAGCTTTTGCTTCGTAAGTATTTACAGAGTCCGGAAAGTTTGGTTTAACATTTGAAAAGGCAACCTCTATCTTTAATGAAGAAAGATTTTTACTAGCATCTTCGTACTTATCAGCTTTTTCCTTCAACTGGTCATAATCAGCATACTTTTTAAGAGCATCGTCAAGCTTTGTTTTAGCAGATTGAAGTTCTTGTTTAGTTGTTTCATCACCTTTGAAATTCTTTAGCTTTTCTTCGTAGTCAGATTTAAGCTTATCAACTTCTGATTTCTTACTAGTTAAAGCTTTTTCGGAAAGTCTATTGAAATAATCTCCAAACTTCTCTCCTTGTAAACGTTCTTCATTTACTCCTGCTTTCTCCATTAAATATTTAGCTGCACCCGAAAGAATACTTTCTGCATTTTCATTAGCTTTACCATCCCACTCTTTTTTCTGGTCTGATATGTAATTGCTAAACTTAGGGTTAAGTGCTGATACTTGTTCTGGGGTTAGATTTGCTTCTTTAGCTAAATCTTCTGTTATAAATTCCATAGTCTTTTATAGATTTGAGGGTTTATTATTGTTTTTCGTTGATCTTTACAGTAATCTCTTCCAAAGTCAAAGCATCATCAGCCTTTTCTCCAAATAGCTTTTAGTATTCTTCTCTAGCATCTGCTAATAGCTTTTCATCAATTTTAGAATTATACTGCTCTACTGTCCATAATGGACCTCCTTTCTTTCCGAATAGCTTTTCGTATTGCTCCTTAGCTATATTTAAAGCTTCAATATCTACAGGTGTTTCTGGTACTTTAGTAGTTACAACCTGTTCTACTTTTGCACCTCCTGCCATAATTTGCTCTAGCTTTTCTTCAAGCTCTTTTATTTTCTTCTGATCAGGTGTTAATTCAGCTTCTGGAGCCTTGAAATAAGAATTTACCTCATCTTGGAGTAACACTATTTCTTTTTCATTTAGCTCTTCGTATCTCTCTAAACTTTCAACAGGAATATCCTTGTTAGGTTTTTCCAGATCAAACGCTTTTTCTACAGTAGCTTTTGAAATCCCATTAAGAACTCTGTTATCAAAAAACCTATCCCATTCGTTTGAACCATAGATTAATTGAACAGGAGCACTCTTACTAATTAACTTTTGTTTTTCGTCATATAAGACCTTGCCGTAAAACACAAGAAGGTGAACGGCTAACTTAGTTCTGTTCATTTTGTATAATTGTTTTTATTAAACTATTGATGAGTAAAAGCCTTCCGTTATCATCCATGTTTTCCAGGCTTTGGAAGAATACACCGATATCTCCATATTGAGATTCAAATTTGGCTATCCAGTAATCGAATCGAGTTTGCAGCTTAAATGTTGTATCATCTATAAGGTTAGGACGTGCCTGAGCCTTTTCAAAATCTAAATCACTGGCAAATGGTAAAATCTTGTATAAGATCTTTTCCCTATTGGCTTTGTTTGTATTGTATTTGTTCCGGTTTTGGCTTAGCCTTAAAAGAATATTTCTCCGTTCAATAGCATTTGGAGCTTTAGCGAAATCAGAAAACAACTTATCCTGAGATTCTAAGAAGAAATCAGTACCAAAGAAAACATCTACAGAAACATTGTCTTTTCCATATATCAATGCTAATGTTGTGAAATCGGATCTTTTCTTAATACGGGTAAGTTCATCAGACATCCATCTAAGTTTATCCTTCTTATTGTCTAAAGATTTACTTACTTGCTTCTCGTTAACTGCCTGTACAGTCTGTTCCTGATAATCGCCAAGTATTGAAGTAATGATATTGTTTTGCAATTCGTTTATACGATCATTCAGATAGGTTAAAGCCTCTACTGGTATATAATGGAACTGGAAGTAAGATTTAATAACATCCATATCAATAGCCCCATCATTTTTTGTCTTAGCTGGTACAGATACAATAGTTCCGGCCTGTAATTCGCTATCAGATGTAGAAGGCGGTGTATCTATACTTGCCTTTTGTGCCCCAATTGATAACGCAGACATAGGTTCTTTATCCGAAATTGTACTTTGAAGCTTGTTGGGTATTTTGGTATCTGTAGTTTTAAGCTTTGTAGTAACTGGAATGGCCCCGTTCGGCTCAGTCATTCGCTGTAGAGTCTTCAAGAAAACATATTCTTCAAGATCTACCTTTACATAAGAAAACAATGATTTTTTTATGATATCATTGTCAGAAAACATATTCTCAGAAGAAACCCAATCAGCCGGGCAATACCCTAAATCATGTGGTACATCTAAGACAACTGTAAAATTATCTCTGGTTAGGAAAACATATCTCTGATTATCTATGTAAGAAAATCCATTTAGACCATTAAGAGAAGAAGCATAAGCAATTCTTTGTATCTTTCCTTTCTTACTATCTACAGCAATTACACATTGGATAGATACTATTTCGCGGTGATCTTTGTTCACCTCATCAATGTCACTTACTACAACATCATTATGACGGAATAGAATTGAATCGAATAAAGCCTTATCGAAGTAGTCTGTATGAAGCTCTTCCGGATTAGATACATCTTTTCCCTTTATTGAATACTTAAAATAAGAATCTTCAGCGTGAAATACACGCTGAAGTTGTGGCTTTACCTCATCATTTATGAGTTTGGCAGAAGCTAATGGGTTCCTTAAGTATTTAAAAAATGAAAGAAAGTTGCTTACTTTAAAAGCAGATTTAACCCAATTTAAGAACTTATCATTATTAGCATAATGTCTGCTTGCCCACTCCTTTAGATAAGTTAGAGTTATATCCTCTTGAAGCTTTGACTGTGTAAAGAAAGACAAATCCACCTCCTGCATTTGAGCCTGGGAGATGTAATAAGAGTTCTTGCGTTCTTTTACGAACTTTATTATCTCTTCTATGTGAAAATGTCCGTCATCGTGGTATTAGGTTAAATATCAATACAAATATAATAAAAATATGTTTCATAATATGAAACTTTTTATTTATGAAAATAAATGTTCTTTTGCTTTCCGTTTCATGTTCTTTGAAACAGAATTGTTTGAGTCGATTAAATTCCAGTTATGGCAATTGTGGCACTTAACATTGAGCAAGCCACTTTTAAAGTCTACTTCTAACTTAGAAATAGCTTTCATATTGCCAAATGAAGGTCCGTCTTTAGTTAGTACTCCAATTTCTTTATCACAGCACTTACAAATAATTTTAGTTAGTTCCATTCTGTTTCTATTTCTCCCATTGAATTCCAAGCCATGTGTCCATACCTGCCCATGTCCCAGATGTGATTGTATTTATCAATAGGTTGGTTAATTAATATACCATTTATTTCCATGAACTTATAATTCTCACGCTCTTTCTTTACATACTTGTAAAGATGGTTTTTAACGAAATTGATTCTTTTTTTCTTCATGGAAAGAATCCAATACATTACTGATTTATTCTTTACTACCTTTTGAGCACTCCACCCGTATTCCTGTAGATCCTGAACCATCTGAATAGTACCCTTATCTTCTGTAACTCTTTTATCTGATGAATCACATATTATTGGCACTTCATATTCTACACCTAGTTGCTGAAATTTAGTATCAAGAAGATCAGGAGTTTCTATAGGTTCATAAATTAAAGGCTCAATGAAGATATCAGTTTCAGTTTCTGCGTATTTCCCAAACGCATTCGGATCCGAAGTAAATCCAAAGTCATTAACATAAATATATCCCATATCCGGAAACTTATCTATAAAGCGAACATTATGGAATATTACCCCCTTCATAGCACCTCTAAGTCCTAAACCGTAAACCTTCCACATAAATTCCTCAGCTGTTCCCTGATATATATTAACCGGATGTGGTGGAGGCTGATGTTCTTCTGTAACCGGTAGGTTATTATACAATATTTCATCTTCCCTTACTTCATAACTACCAGGTAACCAGGGTTCATATCCTAATATCTCATTAAGCTCTGTAGGTGATATAAATTTATTATCTCGGAATGTTGTCCGAAGAAAAGCAACGTTACTACGAGTTATAACACTATCAAATACCCAGTGATCTGTAAAAGATGGGTTATAATCCATCCACCAGAAAATACGGCACCTCATCACTACCTGATTGAATACCGTCTTTTTTATCATCATTGCCTCGTTAAAAAAGGCATAATCACAACCTCCACCATGTTTACCGTCTCCTAAGAAGTGAATAGTTGTGTTAAATATTTTGAAACTGTGAACTTCTTTGGCGTTATGAAACGGATTCGGAAGATCAAATAAGTCTAATATCCTTTTAAAGTCATCGTACAAGGTTGTTTTGAATTCATTGTACGTTTCCCTGTAGATGTTTATAGAACATCCGGACTTCTTATGTTTAATTGTAGCCAGATAAATAATGAAGTATATTCCGGACCACGTTTTAGTTGATCTGGAAGAACCTTCTAACGCTACACCAATATAACCAGATTCTAATACAGGTCTTCCCCGTTCATCTATACCCCACTTTTGAGAATTTAAGGCTTCATATAGCTGTTTATAGTTTGGTGAAGTATCAGGCGTAATGTGATCAAGCGTGTAAAAAAGATTCTCTACTTGATCTTCATGCAATAACTTTTCAAGTTCTAATATTTCACTATCCGTTAAGCCCATTCATTTTAGCCTTTAAAGCAGCAATACGTTCAGCTCTTTCTTCTGGTGACATCTTAGTTTCAACCTCAACCTCTTTTTTGTCTACAAGCCCTAAATCCCTTGCAATAATGTTTGGGTTAAAGAACCCTGCAGCAGCTCCCTCGAACTTTTGAACATAAATAATTTCTCGTATACGTGTAATGATTTCGGAAAATCCTTTCGATAATTCGTCACTTTTTCCTTTAAGTGAATCTTCGAAGTCATACAAGTATTTTGTGTTCACACCTAGGTAAATACATAGCCCTTGTATAGTGAAAGGCTTTAACTTATTTTCTGTTCCTTCTAATATAGCTCCTTGTGAACTGAATAACTTTTGTTCCTTTAAAGGATTATTATGTATGTGTTCGAAATATTCACACGCAGCTTCCCATAATAAATTAGGAGTTGAAAATAGTTTATCCCTACCATGCTTTGAGCACAGCTTCCAGAATTCATTTCCTATTCTCTTATCCCCCGGCTTCGCCTTGGGTCTTGTTTCCTTAGTAGTTGCTTTACTCCTACCTATTGTAGTCTTCTTTTCCATTACATAGTCTTTTATATAACCTCAGCGCTTTAATTAAAAACCGACCAGCATTTATACCGGCCGGTCAAAAACTAATAACCATGAAAAACTCATTACTGAGAATTGTGGAAAAGGATGGACTCGAACCAACGACACCCACAGTTAAGTGTTTTGTGTATTTGTAAGTTTTACGCGTATTAATTACAAACCATTTTTTTTTCACGTTCTGCTTATGCTCTACCAACTGAGCTACTTTCCCGTTTGCCGTCTTTCCGGGCTGCCATATATTAATATTTTAACCAATTGCTACTTTTGCTTAGCACCTGAAGCATTTGCTTCGTTTGGTTCAATTTGCTTAAAATCTATTAATTCTACGCTCCAATACATCTACATAAGTAGCCATAGCATCAAGCTGAATTTTCAGATCCGATTGTTCTTCTTCCGGCAATTTTAGGTATGTTGGATTCTCCATAATGAAGTCCCATAATTTAGAATGTCTTTCCTTTAGTTCTTTGTGTTCTTCAACAACTCTTTGTTGGTGAGGTTGCAAATTGTCTTTTTTCATAGTAAATGGATTTTTAAATAGAAAAAGCGCATAAACAACTACTCTGATTGGGGAAAATTTATTTTTATATAGATAGATTGAAGTTTTAGACCAATCCCCTTTCATATGCGCTTTTAATCAAATGATTAACTATATACAAATATAACAAAATGTTTCATAATATGAAACACAATTAGCAATAAATTATTATTAATCTATTTGCCTATCTTTACACTGATTTTAATTGTATTAAACGATTAGGATTAATTTGACAAAAGTAGCCCTCTTTCGAGGGCTTTTTAATTTAAAGTGTTACTTTGTCAACTCTTTTAAGATAAATGCATCCTGCATAATTATCTCTGAACGGGTGAGCTACTCCTACTACCTGAAAAACATCTGTACTAGTTTCATGCTCTGGGTTAATGTAGTAATCTCCTTTAACCGGAGGCGCAACATAACAGTTTCCTCCAATCATTTTAGCTTCTCTGCCATCTTCGAATACTTCATAAATAATGTACTCTGTTTCGATTCTTACTGCAACCTCTACTGCAATGTCATCTAAGTTTTGTCTTGTCAATTTCATTTCTTTTGATTTTAATTGTTAAACATTCGATTAATTTGACTATACAAATGTATACATTAAATGTAAACTTTCCAAATATAAATTGATATTATATGTAATTTATAACGAATGTAAATTACACTATATGTAAACTTTTATATTGCATTAATGTAATAACGTTGTAACTTTGACTTATCAAAATGTAACGAATAAACTAAACCCTAATTAATATTTAATAAATATGAAACTAAGAATAAAAGAAGTTGCCGAAATAAAGGGCTTGTCTCTTGCTGAGGTTGCAAAAAAAACAAACATTGACAAGACTACTATAAGTAGGTACAATTCCGGCATTGTTATGCCACCGTTAAATAAATTACAGTTAATTGCCAGTGTTTTAGATACTGAAATTGCCGAGCTTTTGCCCATAGGTGACAAATATGGACACTTTTATGTTGACAATGAGTGGCAAGGCATTCGCAAAAAATAGGGGTTTAATTGCCCCTTTTCTCTATTATAAATAATCCTGTCTTACCATGAAACCAATCCAAAAGAAGTCTATTGGGTTAATATCCTGGTTATCTTTAACTGTGAAATTTATAGTAGAGGAATATTCACCTCTCTTTATGTTAATATCTAATTTTTCGCGTAGTTGAATTGCTACACTGTAACTTTCAAAAGCTTCTTCAATAGCTTTAATATGCTCGTTTTGTGAACTTAATTTAAATTCTTTCATCGCTGAAATTTATTTTGTTGCTTCCGGATCTCCTTGCGGGTTTCCGTAATTTAAAATTTCTTCATAATGCTTTTGTTGATCTGGTAGAATATTCCAGTACCAAAGATTATCTTCAAAGTGGTTTTCACTTGCTATAATAGCTCCGGTTAATACTGACAGGAAGTAGTGAATATTATCATCAAGGTAAGTATCACCTTCTTCCGGCTTTGTATGAGCTGCACAAAGTATTTCGCCTGTCTTTCTAATTCGTAGTGCCATTGTTTCCTATTCTTAGTTCTTTTCCTTCCATTATTTATTATTTTTAATATTGTAAACCGTCATAACAACTACACCAGCAGTACATATTATTCCTAGTAATACATTTTGCAAATTTTCTCCTATCTCTATCATTATTTCATTTTTTCAAGTTCTTTCTTAATATCTTTCCAGTACTCAAAATGCTTTCTAAATCCACTGTAATAAGCTTCATCAATCCATCCTTCTTGGTGCATCAAGTTATTTTGAACTATAACTACATTTGATATGTTAACCGCAATTTCTAATGCAGTTTTATCACTAATATCATCCGTCACGGCTTCTTTTACTGACTGAATAAGATTTAATGCCGTCTCTTTAGCTTCCATATATCTGTTTTGCGGTTTCGGTTAGTTTATTTTCCATTGTCTACTTCGTTTTTAATTGTTACAGGCGGATAGTACCACCAAAATTTAGTTTCATTTCCTTCTTCAAAATAGTCTACCATGGTCTCAGTGTGAAATTTCCATTCACTATCTTTAAAGCTGTAATAAGCTATACCGTTAAGATTATCTTGATCGACTATGAAAACATCTTCACTGAAATCCTTATCCTCATTACTCGGTTCAGGTAGTTCGTTTTGATTAAATAGTTTTATTTCAATCCAAAGTTTATCCATTTTAATTTCTTTATTTAATTCTTCAAAAATCTGAACCATTGATTTATCTTCTTTGAAGGATGATTTTAGACGGTTTGATAGGCTATCCATTGTCTTTTACTTTGTTGATTAATTGTTCGATTTCGTGTGTTAAAAAATCTGGAACCTTCTCACCTAAGGAGGCAAAAGAAACTACTCTCTCCAACATAGAAAGCATCTCTTCTGAGTGGTCTTCTTTTTCTTCTAGCCAGTACTCTTTAGAAGATTTCCAAAGCCATTCTTCATCCTTATAGAATTTCATTTCTGAAATGAAGCCCTGTTTTGATCTTACCAGATATAATTCTTCTTTATCCGGCAGTCTCTCCGATACAGGGACTTTTACATATTTTGATTTCATTTGTCGTATACTTTTTTTAAACTTTCAATACGTTTTTCTGCATCTTCTCGCGTAAAGTCTTCATCGCGAATCCATTCAATGTATTCATCCTTGTTACAAAATGGACATGGATCATCACCACCGCCATACAGTCCGTTTTCATCGCACTTATCTAAATCCCATAAATAACCATCTATACAAGTTGCATCTGGATATGAAGCTCCAAAATGAGGAAATTCTGGGCATTGGTTTTTTGTTTCTTTATTTTTCATAATTAAAATATTGGTGGTTTTCATGATTCTATGGCTTTCATTATTTCGTTAACTATCTTATAAACTTCAACTGATGATAATTCATCATATTTCCAAAGAATATTTATCAACTTTTGTCTTAATGCTTCGTTCATGATTAAAATATTGGTGGTTTTGGTACTTGTACTGGTTGGTAGTGGGTTACTTCTTTAATATTTATTGATAAAATTTTACCCTTATTTTTAAGCTGCTTATTGTCTTTTATTGACATATAGCATATATGCTTTAAGTTAGGATCATTTAGTATCTGTTCTGTGTCATTTATCTCGGTTTCTATATCACATGAAGCATTTAGTATTCCACCTGATATAGATCCGCTTTTCATTACCTTAGCAGTACTTAATTCGAATTGTATTGTATATTTCATTTTATTATTTCTTTTTGGTTTCGTGAATATTGCCAGATACTTCGTAGTAATACATGTTTCTTCCATGTAAAAACAAAGCTTCTTGTGTTAAATAACTTCTAATTGCAAAAGATCCGTTTATAAATGTTACTTGTTGCAATTCACTATCTTCAGATGCAAGAAAGTCGTTTTCAAAAATTTTTACTCCATTCTTATCTTCTTTACCTGAATATTCCTCTGCATTTGACCATTTAAAACAAAATGCGTCTACTTCATTGTTAAACTCCAAACTGTCAAAATACACCCCTTGTGTGAAGTAGTAGAAACATTGGTCAGTCTCGTTCCAACTTCTAAATATTATTTCTCTCATATCGTTTTAATTTATATATTTGGTATCTCAAACAACCCTTAATTTGAAGGGCGAGAACTGGAGGAATTTTTGCCTCCTTTTTTTTATTCTAATACTTTCCACCAAGTCCGTAAACTTGCCCAGTCCTTATTTCTTTTAACACCTCCTTGCATTTATTGATTAAAGCCGATGTATCTATTTTAAAATCGGAATAGTAATGAATGCCTTCATTATCCAACATATGACATTTAATATTGTTGATAGAGATGTTATTTGCTCTGTCAATTTTTACATCAGCAGTAAAGTATCTTTCATAATCTTTGTCCATTATATGCCCCATTATAGTTTTAGTTAACCTTTTACTATTTGATGGTGCGTTTCTAAGCTCATTTCTAAGGTCAGCACAAAAGCTTTCCATTAATTTATCAGTGTTATTCATATCGTTTTATTTTGGTTGTTTTAATCCCCTCTTATTACAGAGGGGGGGGTTAAATTATACCGTTCTTTTTGTTGAATTTCTCAATAAGATTACTCTCGTGATTATCTATGTAATCTTTGGCCTTTTGGAGTAAACTAGATAGCTTACCAAATGAATATCGGCGGATATATACCTCAGTAAAGTAACCTCTACTATTTTCTTTACTTATGCTTACAGAAGCCCCGTTATAGGTTCTTAGTCTAATTACATAGCCTTTATACTCGGTTCTTGATACTGTTTCAGTACCATTTAACAACTGCTTTTTAGTATATTGTATGAAGTCAGAATTTTGATTGGTCATAATGTTTTGTTTTAAAACCCCGGCTTTGCTAGGACTATGCCGGGGCGCAAATTTTAAATTTTGATTGTTACAGCTCGCATTTAGAATTAATTCTATCATGTATATCTGATCTGCAATAAAAAGCCAGTGATATGCCATGAATAGCTAATTTAGCATCAATAGAAATCCTATTTTGCAAGCTATTCAACCATGTGGTTGTTTTATTCTCTGTTGTGTTTACTAATTTATCTTGATTAGTTTTCATGAATTTTAAAGTTTCGTTTGACTTTTTCATAATGAGTTGATTTTTGATTGTTTTATTTTGAGCCTTTTTATAACTTGCTCAGGTTACATTTTTAAAATGAAACAATCTTCAATTTTAAACCAATCTCGCTGTTTTACATTGTGAGTACCACCAGAATAATCACCTTCTAATTCTATCTCATTTTCTCGAATACCTACAATTTTTAGAGGCTCTTTACCCTTGTATACCTTTTTACAGTAAACAGGGTAAAGTCCTAATTCTATTTTTAATTTGTTTTTCATTTTTTTTATCTTAATAATTTAAAAATCCATATCTATTCTATATTCAGATTTTAGTCTGTCATAAACTTTTTCAGTAACTGAAATACTTTTTTCTGAATGAACTTTAACACCTCTACCAGAAATATTAATGTCTTTGTTTAAGAATAAAGAATACCAGTTACCATCTATTGATGTCAATAACATATCTGCTTGATTCTTTTGAATATCTATCAAAGTTTCTTTGTATTCATTTCTTACTGGGGCTTCTGTTGTAAAATAACCTGTTGCTTTCATAATGAGTTGATTTTTGATTGTTTTATTTTGAGCCTTTTTATAACTTGCTCAGGTTAGTTGATTTTATTGTCTGTTTAAATATTTCTTTGCTAAAGATTCTGCATCATAAAGTCTTGCCCAAAGTGTTGTAGTAATCATCATTTTTTTCCCATCTTTTTCTACAACCGGCTTGAAGAATGTTCTTTTTGTACCGTCTTTCTGAACTTTAAGTATTTCTACTACTTCACCTGTTTTAGGGTTTGTTATTTTGCTTACTACGTTTAGGGTTGTGAAAGTTTTCATATTGTTTCTTTTTGTTGATACAAATATAAAACTATAATTTGATATTTGCAAGCTTTTTTAAAATTATTTTTTGATATATTTTAATTTTTATAAAACTATAATTTTATTTACTAACTTTGTAACATGAAACTAAGAGTTAAAGAAGTTGCTAAAAGCAGAAATGTAGATTTACAAACACTATCTAAAAAGTTAGGGATTACGTACCAGGCTTTAAATGCCCGAATGACAGGAAACCCATCTTTAAAAGCTGTACAAGGCATTGCTGATGCTTTGGATTGCTCTGTTTTTGAACTAATAGAAACTGATAAGGATCTTTCTCATTTTTATGATGACAAGACCGGCGAATGGCTAGGGATCAGGAAGAAGTAAGTCTTTTCTTTTCTAATTCCCTTCTAAAATCACTATCTCCAGCCGATGCATACCGTACCGGCTTATTTTTATTTACCTCTTTAGCCATCTCCAAAACTTCTTTAGCTTTCTGATTCTGCTGCTTCTTGGTAAGATTTCCAGATCCGTCAGTTAGGTCCTCGTGCTTTGATTTTCTTTTTTGTATTGCCATTACTATTTAATTTATGATTGTGGAACATTTCTATTAGGCTTTCTGGGTTTCATATCCCATTCATAATCTAATTCGTAGTTGTGGGAATTCCCTTCTAAATCATATTTATCATAGCTAAATGATAGTTTAGCAAAGGTTCTCATACCCTCTTCGACATCTTCATTTACTTTATGGATATTAAACTGGTCCAATCTTAGAATAGTAGAATCTGGATATCTAATTTCATTTTCCGGTAGAGCCTGAATTTCCATTTCCTTTAATGAAACCTCATCATCTAAAGTCAAGTCAAATTGAGAATAATTAAAAACAGTCGGATTTTTATCACTCCAGATATAATTTATATCATCAGTTAGAAATCCATCAGAATGGTAACCTGGACGGTTAAATAGTTTTGACTTACTCTGATATTGTCTTTTTACAGTCAAATACATATAAGAATCAAGAAAACGATACCTTCCGTATTTATTTTTAAAGTCACTCATACAGTGAACGATAAAAGGAACAAACACACCCAATCTAGGTTCAATATTAAATACCTTTTGATCTTTTAATTTTATAGGCAAATATTGATAAAACATCATTTCCTTTACTTCAATATCTAACTGCCTTACTATTGTTGGTAATTCTCCGTAATTCATGATGATTATTTTAAAACAGGTATATAATCTATTAAGACTTGTGTATAATCAACTCCTTTATCTTTCAGCTTTCTATTTAAAGCCATAAGACTGGTAATTTCATTAGCCGGTAAATCCAAGAGCTCATCGTATGCTTTAGCTGTTAAGTTGTAAACATCAAGAACATCATGCTTACTACCTTCATCAGACTCTATAATGCCATAAGTCTCAAACTTTCCCCGATGCTCCTTAGTCATTTTTTCCAGCTCAGAAAGCAGATCATTAACTGCCTTTTTAAGCTGCCTTTTTGGATTATTAGTTTCTTTCAGCAAATCTATTTTTGGAATTAGAGATTGAGCAATGAAACCGATTTCATTGTAGGCGTTGTTTGCCAGTTTCTGTTTGTTGGTATTTGTTATTATGATATTGTTCATTTTAGTAATTTTTTAAGCCTTATACCTATTTGTGTGATAATTTTAGATGTAACAGCATTTCCAAGCTGTTTGTATCTTTGAGTTTTAGGGATTTCTTTAACTCCTTCCACTATTTCAAAGGTTCCTTCTTTCTTATTTATCCAAACCTGTTTTTCATAGACCCCATATTTTGTCCAATCATCTGGAAATCCCTGAAGGCGTTCACATTCTATTTCTGTAAGACGGCGAATACTTTTTTCTTCATTACCTATTTCTGGAACTCTGCCACTATTTATACAACTTCTGCCAGACTTTGATGAACCCATAGAATATGAAACAACTACATTATCTTTCTGCACTGATGTAAGAGTGTTTGAACACCCATTCTCATTAATCTCTAACATTTGCTCAGTTGATAATCCAGATTCTCTACTTTTAGGATTTTCGGGATTGCGCCCCCTAATTGCTCCAATGTGGATCATATTCTCTTTAAAATCTTTGTGCATTCTGGATGTAAGACAATTTGCTACATCAGCATTTTCTTTTATTCTTAATTTTTGCTTCTCATTTCTCCCAAAGCTGCTTATTAAAGTCATTGAAGAATGAAGCCCTCCGGAATGCCCACCTGCTGTTAATGTTCTAATATTTGTGGTTTCGATTGACCTTTCATTAAACCCGAAATTGTCTTCTGAGAAAGGAAATACTCCGGGGCTACTTCTTCCATCAAGATGTCCGATAAGGTATATCCGCTCTCTATTTTGGGGTAAAACCCACTTTGTATTAAGCAATTGCCATTCAAGCCTATAGCCCCCAATGTTGGCAAAGGCTTGGATAATTGCCCAAAAGTCTGCGCCAGAGTTGCTGGAGAAAGTTCCTTTAACATTTTCCCAGATAAATACAGGTGGTCTGATTTCAGCAACCAATCTAATTGCTTCGAGGATAAGAACACTCCTTTTTCCTCCCAATCCTTCTCCATTTCCTGCAATGCTGAAATCTTGGCAAGGCGATCCAAATGTGATAATGTCAATTCCTTTAAAGTCTCTTCCGGAAATATATGTAACTGAACCGATGTATTTTGCATGTGGAAAATTGTATTTATAATTTGCTATTGAATGTTTATCTATTTCACTGAAATAGTGATTTTTTATTTTGAATCCAGCATCTTCTAAACCTTTTGCAAAACCTCCTATTCCTGCAAAAAGTTCAATTAATTCTATTTCTGTTTCCATCTTGATTTTGCTTTTTCTTGTATTGTTTTTTAAACCAGCTGTATACAAGGTCGTTTTTGACCTGAGTAACAGCCATTGACTTTAGCCTTTCAAAACTGAATCTCATATCTTCCAGTATTTTTTCGGATCCTGTTTCAAAATATTCTGAAAATTGAGTTAATTCGTAAGAGTTGAAAAAGGCTGATTTAACTTTCATTTTCTCAAACCTCATCACTTCTTTCATTTTCTTTTGAAGTACGATTTTTTGAGCATCTTCGTTTGCTAAATAGCATTTCAAACCTCCTTTGCGTATTACAAAATCATAAAACAGAAAAGAATGTCCGCAAGGCCTGTCATTTTTAACAGCTTCACCCAATTCATGTAATAACTTTTTCCGGTTTTCTTTGACCTCTTCCGGGCTGATCTGTTTTTCTGGATTAAGAAGCAATTTCAGATTCTTGATTCCATTAGTATGAAGACTGTTTTCAGCTTTATAGTTGAGGTAAGCATTTAAAATTTCTCCGGCCTGAATAATGGAAAGATTTGGATAAACCTGCATAATATTTCCGCTGGTATCTAAAAGTTTTTTATCTACACCCATTCGGTAAGCCTCAATAACTTCTTCAGCTGTCAACTGATATCTCCGGATATAGGAGCCAAATTCTGCCATTGCCAACTCCTGAGGACTTAAAACATTTTCATCTGAATCTGCAGGTTTAGGATCGAACTTCATTTGCAGCATACTAACCAAACGCTTTGTTAATTTTTCACGCTCAGAAGATCCATGCTCTTTATCATTCAATTTTGGATAGAAAACTTCCCGCTTAACGATATCAGGTAAATTCTGTATATCTTGCACCTCCAAGAATCTCTGTTGTCCCTGAAACCTTATCATTACCGTTTCGGACGTTGCTAGATCCTGAGCCTGTTTTTTGATTATTTCCATCTTTATTTCGTTTTGCTTCCCATGTCCTGACAGCTGCCTGCCAGTCTTTCATTTTGTTTTTTCCAATCATCCAGCCTTTGGACTGGTAAAATGTTACAAACTCATACCCAGAAATCCCATTAGACCTTTCATTACAATATGCCTGAACCTCTTGAACACTCGGCGGGCGGAAAACCTTTTTTGGCGCAACTTTTTTGGAAAGGTCCGGATCTGAATTTTTATCTGGTTCCAAAATATTATCCTCACCAGGAAAAAGCTCATCTCCCTCTTTTGATTCTTTTCCTAAAAGAATATTATCTTCTTTACTTTCTTTTACTTCTTTAAGTTCTTTATATTGGTTTGCCTGTGGTTTGTCACTGGTTTGCGTCTGGTTTGTTTGTGGTTCTATTTGCGGTTTGTCTGTGGTTTGCGTATCGTTGTAAATACTGTATTTTACTAAAGAAATTATGGTTTGTCCTCCGGTTTGTCTCTGGTTTATCATCTTCATTTGTGCAAGTGTTTTTAGAAAGTTTGAAACCTTGGTACTACCCCAGCTCCATCTCAATTCTAAATATCTTCTACTTGCAGGAATTTCACCCCTTTGCAACTCAATCACTTTTCCGTTTATTACTTCGGTCGATGCTTCAAATCGTGCTAACTGAATTAAATCAATCCACGCTTCAGCCTTCGAAAACTCACGTGCTTCGTTCCATAAGAAGTTTTTGAAAATCCCTCTATCTAATTTTACAAAACCTCCTTTTGACATAGCCTATATAATTTCTATTCTGTTTTCTGTGACTACTAAATCTTTATTTCCTTCATGAAGATTATAATATTTGTAGTCCTTTATTCCATCTGAGTTGGTGCCTTCAAAAACAATCTTCTGTACTTTTCCGTAACCAATCTGTTTTAATTTCTGGACTCCCCTATATGCATAGGAACCTCCATCAATTATTATTTCCTGTCCTAGTTTTAAATCTTTTATTTTCATGGTTATTCACTAAATTTTAATTCATTAATCTTAGATTCATAGAACCGGTTACTAGCTTCTTTTAAATTGAGTAGAGTTTGTTTATAGTAGCTTTCTTTCAATTCTATTCCGACAGCTTTTCTACCTAATGAAACCGGAGAAAAAACTTCAGAACCAACTCCCATAAACGGCGTTAATATAACTTCACCAGGATTAGAATATAACTCTACCAGCCTATCAATAACATCAAGCTGTAAAGGGTGTACATGCTTCTCATCATCTTCCTCCTTAGAATCTCTAAATGGAAGTACATTATCAATTCTGATATCATCCCAAACTGAAGAAGCATATCGCTGCCATACATAATGGCTTAGTTTATTAGATTTAGGATCTTCCCAGTCAGAAAATTTTTCCAGTAGATAATTCCACAGAGTAGCTTCATTAAAATTGGTCCCGTTGGCATTATTCCATGCCTGCAAAATATTGGGGAGTATAGGAGTTGCTCCGAAATAATGTTTAAACCCATGAGGGTGCGTTACAGGCACTTTATTTTCACCTTTCTTTGTAAATATTAAAACATAGTCAGGCATAGCTGTAAAGCACTTTGTAGAATCTTCTACTATAAACTTGTGCATAAGGCTTTGTACCATGGTACGCATTCTTACTTTTAAAGGCTCCTTCCAAATGGTAATCCTATTTCTATACTGCATACCATATTTTTCATGAATCTTTATAATTTCATGTGGGAAATCCCATAAAAAAGAACGATTATCAAAAACATCCGTACAGTGTACTGCGTTAATTCTTCCGGGCTTTGTTACACGAGCCATTTCTTTTATTAGAAACTCATACTGTTCAAGAAATTGTTCTTTACTCTCACAATTAGAAAAATCATTTTCCGAACTTGAATAATTATAAAGTCCTGCGAATGGTGGAGAATAAATTGCTAGATCTATACTTTCACTTTCCAGTGTTGGAAGTACATACATACAATCTGAATTATATATTGCGAAATCATCTGTTATTAATTGTTGTTTTACCATCTTGAAATAAATTTTGGTTGTTGAATAGGTTTGTTGAATTCTTTTAATAATGGTACATAGGAGCTATTTACATTATCAGTTAAATTTTGGTGTAGATTAATCGCTTTCTCTGTTTTTAATTCGATAGCATCTATAACCCTTTGCTGCCCATCTGAAATAACCCTGTCTATCGTTACCTCATCCTTTTGTCCGAATCTCCAGAACCTTCTTATTGCCTGATAATACTGTTCATAACTCCATGTTGGAAAGAATACACTATGGTTACAATGCTGCCAGTTAAGACCAAAAGCAGTAATTTTAGGCTTTGTAATTAATCGCTTTATTTCTCCTTTTGAGAATGCTAACAACATTTCCTCCTTCTTGTCTAAATTCATCCCTCCGGAAATTTGTACCGCTTCAGGATCTAATTCATTTAACAAATCTCCTTCTGAGTTAAGATTACACCAGTAAACAGATGTTTTACCATAAGCAAGCTCTATAGCTTTTTCACACCTTCCGGTTATAGTCTGTTTCTGTTCATTCTTAACCTCTCCCATTGTTTTAGCTATTGGTGTAAATAATAACATTTGTCCATTTGCATCAACCAAAGATTGGTTTTCTACAATATGATCCCTAACATTTAATTTTGGTAGAATATGGTGTTCATCTGAAAATCCAATATCTGAAGGCTTTTTAATTGTAATAGACCAACCATTAACCCAGGAAAAGAAATCTTTTTCAGCGTGAGGTTTTAAATAAAACTTTTCACCAATATTTCGATTATTGCTATCAGCTGTATTCTGGTTGTTTTTGAAAAATTTAGTTAGCATATCCATATACCCCATATATCCTAATGCTTCCGATGAGGTCCCTAGTTCTATATAGTCATTTGGAGAAGGTGTTGCAGTACTTAAAAATCGATAGGGTATTTTTTTAATAAAAGAGGTAATCTGATTTTTTATTTTGCCATCAAAATTTTTAAGAATGGAACTTTCATCAAGTATTACACATTCAAAATCTTTCGGATCTAAATAATGAAGTCTCTCATAATTACAGATAACAATCTTCTTATTAAACTTACCATCCTTGGTAATCTGTATATCATCTGTTATCTGCTTACTTAAAGCTTCTTCTATAAATTGAAATCCAACGGCTAACGGAGTTAATATAAGGATGTTTTTATTTGTTTTTTCCAATATATTACGGGCAACAGATAACTGTATTAATGTTTTACCCAATCCGGTATCAGCGAAAATGGCTACTCTACCTTTTTGTACTGATTTTTCAATGATATATTTTTGATAATCAAATGCGATATCAGGAAAATATGTAGGATTAAATCCAAAATTACCGACACTATGTCTCTTTGCTTGCAAGAATTCCTGGTATTTCATCTCTAGCTTCTTTTATTGCGTTATCTAAACTTTTAGACTTTAAATATTTTACTTTACTCTCATTCCAGACATAATATCCGGATCCGTCTCTGCCTAAGTAGAAACCGCTACTTATTAGCATACATGTTTATTTTCTTCTGGTGGATTTCTCTCAGATAATCTTTGGTGAACTTATTAGCGTGGGCCAAATCATGACATTTTCTACAAACAGCGATGAGGTTTTCAATCTTATCCTGCTCATCCTTTCTTTTCTTACCGTGTTCACCCTGCCTTTCAATGTGATGAATGTCTACAGCCTGATTATTACATATTTCGCAGGCGATCCATTCCGGATTGTGGGGATTAAAAAAAGCCAGATATACTTTAGTATGTTTCTGCATTTCGCTTATTCTTGTTTTTAGGATTAAATGGATGATTTAAGTCTTGGTGTATCTCCTTATGGTGTTTATTACAAACAGTAACTAACCATTTTAAATTCTGGAGCTCTTTACCTCTTATACTTTGTCCGGCGATGTAGTATGTTATGTGGTGAACTTCGAGACCAGTACCAATTCCACATATTTTACATTTATGCTGGTCCCGAATTTTCACCTTCCTTTTTACAATTTCCCATTCATCATCAGCCTTCAAAGATTTTAGATACTTACTTGGTCTGCCTTTTATTCTTCCCATTTTTTAGGTTATCAAAAAAAGCATTATTCTTATCGGTGTTGTTGAAAATCTCAGCTTTTTCATGCTCCGGAACATCCTTAACTTTAACCAAAACACAATCACCGTTATCCTGCCAGGTATAGAAATAATATTTTCCTTTGTATGGAACCCGGTAAGTTCTGTTTGCCGGAACTTCAATCTCCGTTTTTCCCTCTTTAATTTCAGCAGCCAAATCACTTATTTTAGTTTGAAGAGCACCGACAACCTCCCCGGCAATTTCCTTTGCTTCTTTCGCCTGTTTAAATTCAATATCCTTTTGGGAATAATTCTCTTTAGCTTCTGGAAGCTGATCTTCAGCAACTCTTAAAATCTCCTCACGGAATTCTAAAATTTCCTCATCTGTATAATGTCTTACAGCTGTTACCTTTTGATGTTCAGATACTGTGTTTATTGCGAAATGTTCTTGAAAATCATCAATAGTTTCGAAGTGTCCTAAATTTTCAGGAAGATTGTCATCATTGCCTGATACACTGAAATTATGCTCAAATGGTCTGTTTTCTACTATTTCCATTATAAATAAATTTTGTTGTTATACTTTTCTAATTCGTTTTCGATTTCTTCCAGATACACAATGTCTTTTGATGTTGGCAAGTATAATCCAGCCTTTAATTCTGAATAGGTTCTGAAACGTTCAATTGCAGTTGACATTTCATCTGTTTTTAGATCACTGGAACTTCTATAGTATTCTATTTCTTCTCCAGTTTTCTCATTGACAAAAGAATGTTTGAAAATATCATGGTTAGCATATTGTTTGAATATTATTTGCTTGGTATATTCCATTTCATACCCTAGTTCTAAAGAGAACCAACCTAATATTAAATGCAGATAGTTATTTTGACTGTAAGTTCTTTTTCGTTTTTTTTCTACAACCTCAAACTTTGCCTTTTTATCCAGAAGGTGTTTAACTCGGTCTATTGCCTTTTTCCTGCCTTGCTGTGTGGAAGTATCGAAAATCATAATAGTTTTTTTACTGTAACTTTCTTTAGATTTAATCTTTCTTTTAAAAAATCTTCTTTTTCCTTTATTGATGTATCAGGTCTAAACCTCAACCCATCAATAATATTTTTGTCAAACTTTGTTTTACTGGCAGAAAACACAACATAATCTTCATTCTTTTCATCATTATCTGGCCATTTATGATAGGTTATTATCCTTTTATAATAGATTACCATATTAATCTGCTAATAATTGTTTCTTATATGCCTCAGATAACTGAAGTCTTTTCTTTATCTTATCAATATCTAAATCATTCCTTTCTATTTCAATGATTAACAATCGTTGAGATTCGTTTGTAAATCGATCATCATAATCAATGAAATAAGCTTTTGTTCTTCCAGATGCTAAAAGGTTACCCTGAATCTGCCAGTAATAATCTTTTTCATACTTCTTAAAATCATGTTGATTTTTGATATTTTTAAGTCTGAAGAAATGAGTTTTAGAATCCGGACATTTAACCTCAACTAATGAATCATTATCTATTAATCCATCTGGTGTACCTCCGAAATAGGAACATAATTCAATAAATTTTTGATCTTCTCCAGTCGCATAACATTTTAGATTCTTTTTCTCCTCAAACTTTTCAATAGCTTCAATTTCCTTTTCATTACCCCTATCCATTGAATCATTGGTGAAATTTTTAGTACTCTTTCCATCAGTAAGTATTTCAAGAACTTTCTCTGTTATATATGTTTTAGCGCCCTGTGGTAACTCATTTAGTTTATCTTCATACGTCATTAGCTTACCCAAATCTGAAGAAGAAAATTTTCCAAGCCTGGATTTTAACCATGCTTCACGTTTCTTTTCAGATTCACTTACTTTTTCCATAGAAGCCAGAGCCGATTCATGTTCGGCTCTAATAGCTTCTAGGTTCAACCCTTTAATACTATTCTTCGTCAGCATTATCGAATATGTTAATATTCAATTCATCTACATCAAAAAGAGGAATTTCATTACCTCCAGTTGTTTTAGTAGTTCCGGTACATGTGATTCTTACCCCCTGTCCTACTGTTGTATTCATTAAAGCTTGTACTAATACTGTTTGCCCTGCAACAAAAGCTTTTTCACCATCGTGAAGCTTTACAAGGAAATAAGGATTTCCTTTTGCATCTGAAGCTTCTTTAAAACCTAAGAAGAAACATTCAACAGGCTTTCCTTCCTCTGCAATCCACTGCTCTTTTTTCAAATAAGAAACAGTTAATTTTCTGTTTGTTTCAGCATTCTTTAATGCTCCGATAGCATTTGTAGATGGCATAATAAATGTTATTTCACCATTCTTAGGATAAAGCTCTGCTTTGTTTTCGTTGTTTTCTGACATTGTTATAAATATTTAAGGTTATTTGAAATTTGAAATTGTTTGAGTAGACAATTGTATTTGCTCGATGATTTTAGCCATTTGGGCATCTAATAGATTTTCTAAATCTGCATTTGATATTTTGGGTCTATCTATAGTTGCACCGATACTATTCAGATACTCAGTTATTTTTTGTTTATCTGGTTTTAGCTCTTCCAATCTTGCAGCCTCTGCTTTTGCTCTCTCTTCGGCTTCGGCAGCTTCTTTAACTTTACGCTCTTCCTCTTCTTTGGCTTTCCTTTCAGATTCTTCTTTGGCGATTCTGTCTGCTTCAACCTGTGCAAGGCGGTTTTTCTCATCTTGGATTTTTTTGTTTTCAGCTTCTATTTCAGCTTGTTTAGCAGCTAATTCTTCATCTTGTTTAGCTTTCTCAGCAGCAATCCGTTCACGTTCTTTTTGCAATTCCGCTTCCTGATCAGCTTTTATTTTTGCAAGACGATCTTCCTCAGCTTTTCTTTCAGCAGCAAGCTTTTCCTCATCTTCTTTGCGTTTACGTTCAATCTCTGCTCTTTCTTCTGCAAGGCGCTTAGCCTCTTCTTCCAGTCTTAGCTTTTCCAAACGCTGATTTTCTGATTCTGTTAGGGTTTTAATCTTTTCGGAAAGATTATTTTTTACTTGGATTAATTTTTCATTGAAATCCAGTTCAAACTCTTCAAACTGATTTACATCTATTTTATATACATTTTCTTCCAAGTCAGCAGAAAGAGAATTGATATCAGCAAAAACTAAATTTCTGATACGGTAATTAGCATCTGAAATAACTGTATCAATTGTTGCTTTGATCTTATTAATCCTTTCCTGTTCTAGCCTTTCTTTTTCAGCCTTTTCCGCTTCTTTTACAGCCTCATAACGCCTAACTTCATCCTGTTGCTTATCCTCTGATGGCTTAGTAATATTTATAAGCTCTATATGAACATCTTTAACTGCAGATTTAAAGTCATTTATTTTTTTAGAAATAACTTTTTCCTGCTTCTCTATATCAGTTCTGGCAGAAACTAAAGTTGTTCTGGCTTTCTTAGCCTCTTCATAGGTTTTATTATCTATGATTTCTACATAAGGATTAGAATCCCGGATCTGAATTTGTTTTTCTTTCAATCCTTTAAGCTCCGGAAGAGAATTAACATCCAAAGACTCGATTGAAAAGGTTTTTTGTAAGGTGTTTTCCATTGTTATAAAAATTTATTATTTAGTTCTTTATGTTCTTCTTTAGTTAGCTTTCTGGTAGCAATCCCGATTCTAATTCCTAAAATGAAATGATGTTCATACACTATAGACAGATTTCGATTTCTTATGTCTACATTTACCACGGGGATCACCTCATAAATTCGAGGGTATTTCCCCTTTTTTAAATTTCTAAGCAGCTTCATGATTAGAAATTAAATTGTAGTAGTATTTGTTATTGCATACTTTAGAATTAACTACATAAAAGAATCTCCTAACTATGCTTTTTCTTCTGTTGTACTGATTTTTCATATTAATTAACTTTTTCAGGGGTAAATTTCATTCCGATACGTTCTGCGAATCTGTTCCTTTGAACATGTAAGTGAATTCTGATGTGCCTTTTTATATGGACCAATTCTAATGAAGTCACCTCTCTTAAAACCTTGTTCTGAAAATCTCTTACAACACACTTATTAAAATTGTAAAGGATGTTTGTTCCGTTCATCAAATCAATTCTTGCGAATTTTATTCTTTGAGATCCTGAAATAGTTGTATGAATAACTTGTTTCTTTATCTCGCTTCCTAAGAAGCTTTTCATTTCTGATTTTTTTTCTAAATTTGTACTCAACATTGTTATAAAGGTTATTTAGTTAATCTTTAGGCCGCTTAGTTACCCGCTAAGCGGTTTTTCTTTTTTTAGATGGTTTCTTTATCTGATACCTTTCTTTTCTGTCTAGTTGTGCAAGAATCCGGGCTTTTCTTTTTTCTTTACTTTCCACCGCCCCCAGTATCAAGTTTTCTAATTTTTGCCGTTCACCCAGATCTTGCACTTGTTGTATTAGCATTTTAACGGCTGGAAATGCTTGGTCTGCTGTCATACTGTTGTGAATATTTCTTTATCGGTCCACTTAGTATGTTTTTTAATGGCATTCATAATGTTTATATCCATTATTCTCTTCTGAGACTTTCTGTAAGCAAATGCTCTAACACCATCGTCTCTTAGCCCTGTAGCTTCCATAATTCTATCTCTTAACTCATGGTCATCTAGTATTTTACGGAAAACCTCATCTTTAACTATTTTCTTTTTTCTTACTTTTGCATTGTGATGATTCAT